TTATTAGTACAAATACAAATACGTCTTGGTTAAAGATAATTGCACTTATTACGATGACTTGTGATCATATTGGCAAAATGTTTTTTCCAAAAATTACAATATTACAAATAGTTGGACGAATAGCATTTCCTTTATTTGCATATTGTTTGGCTGTGGGATGTATATATACATATGATATAAAAAAATATGCATCTCGATTACTACTATTTGCCATAATTTCGCAGCCTTTCTATATAATGAGATTTAGTGCAAATATAAATCAGTTTATTGATAATCTTACAAATTTTAATATTTTTTTTACACTATTCATAGGGGTTTTAACAATATGGAGTATCAGAGATAAACGTTGGATTGCATTTAAGAAAACTATTCCGTTATTCAATCAATACAACAAGATGTTCTATTTACCAAAGAACAATACATACTATATGCAACAGAACCCAATATTACAGATGATAGTTGAACTAAATAAGTAAGGACTTCTGTTGGACTTAAAAAAAATGAGAGAGGGCTTTCAGATAATACTGTCAGTCCTCTCTCTTCTTGTATCTATACTACTCATACTCCTGCTCGTGTCATTGCGAACGCTCCGCCCGTTCCACATCTATCCCTCTACCGGGGTCTGCAATGCTCCACAATGCCATTTTTGCCACCTGCGGGCTTCATATATTGATTATCTATTGGCAGACGATAACTAGTTCATATCACAAAAGAAAGTGTCTCTATGAGGCTCTATTGAAGTCGTTTTAACCATACGGCTATGATGATTTGTACTAACGTTAATACGACTAGCATTAGAAACACTAAGAGTAGCTTTCCAAACCCCAGTAGGGAACATGGTGTGGTCAGGAGCGGAGCTAAGCATAGCACTTGTAACAGCACTATGCTTAGAAGTATTAATAGTATCCCTCACTTTCACCACATTCACTCAGTCCACCAAAGGTAACTTTATTTACATTAACAATGAAAGGCAGAATCTTCTTAATTTGAGTAGAAGTAACAACAAAACTATTGTTAGTACCCGGATGCCTCATAACATACTTAATACCACCAATATAAAGATTAGGAGATAGACGCTTATACTTTTGCTTTTCAGCAGCGGTCATAGTAGCAAATCTATACACCTTATGCAAAACAGACCAATTACCAGTAAATTCTTGAATAAGAGTTCCATTTGCATCACGAGTAATCACATTCCCATCAACTTCAATATAACACGTATGTGTTTTAGTTTCTTCCATTATGCAGCTCTTAGTGCCGTTAAGGCAAGATCATAAGCCTTTTGATTTAGCTTATAAGCACCTTTTTTAGTAAGAGCTTCAAAGCGATCTTCAGAAGACTTATAATCAACAACATTATTCAGATAACAACTCACACCATTATAAAGCCAAAGCACAGTACCACGATGTAACTCTTGACCAACACCATTCTCGATAGTATCAAGAACAGCTTTGACTTTATTTTGAGTCTTAGTAGAAATAATATCTTTATCAGCAGCAAAGATATTAGTTCTAAGCTTCATGTGTTCTTGTTGTTCATCATTAAGAAACAGATTATACACAAAGCCAGTCATATTATTAGATTTAATATTAATGGCTTTAAGAGCTTGCATAGATTCTTGCATAGCTTCATGATAGATATGCGTAGCACGAATACTATTCACAGCACTCATAATAGCGTTGTGAACATTCTTTGTATGTTTAAAAGAAAACTGTTGTGTTGCATTTTTAATAGCTTGATTAAGCATATTATTACAAATAACACGAATATTTGTAACAGCACACGTGATTAATCCAGAACCATCATGACTATTGGTAAATAAGAGATACTTATCAATAAGATCTTTATTATCAATAGTGATAGCATCAGGGAATTTTGCAGTTACAAGCATACTCGCACCATTCTTATAACAACCAGCAGTTTCAATACGAACACTCTTATCGTAATCACATATTTGATTAATAAAATCAAGAGCTACAGAGTTCTGTACAACTTCGTACTTAGAACCAACAGCACCAAATACATGATTTGTATCTTTTCTATAAGTAGCAAAACTGTTAGGAACTTTATATAACAGAAAGCTACCCGGATTAGCAGGATCTTCAAGACGAACACGAGTCTCTTTAATACCTACTTTATAATCAAGATTTGCTTTTTTAATAGCATCCTCCATACTCAAATCATTAATAGGTTTACCCATTTCATTAAATACGAGAGGACGTCTTTGATAATTTACAAAAGGCATAATATACTTTGTTTCAATAGAAGTTTATTTCTTAATTGTAACAATATCCTTTTCTTGAAGCGTCCAAGCATCAAGACCTTCAGGAGATTGATTCAATGTTTCTTTAAGATTAGTACTATTAACATAGAATTTGAAATCACCTTCTTCAAAAGCAATTCCATGTTCAGCGAGAATAGCTTTAATCTTATTAGCTTTATCAAGATTTAAACCTTTATCAAGTTTAACATCAATAAAACCTTTAATTGCATCAATATTTGCAGGTACTGTATCAACAGATGGATTTTCAAAGTATTGATACATTTGATTGAGGAAGCTATTAAACATTTCCGTATCTGTAACAACTTCCTGACCTTTACGAACATTAATAGTGATATTTGGATATTTAAGAGACATACTACCAGTAGACTCTTTAATACCAGTTTCAGCATTCTTCTTTAATACCGGTTCACCGTACTTATAAGCACATTCAGCCATAACATCTTTAAGACGTTTAATCTTTTTCTCAGTACGTTTAACACGATCATCAAGAGCTTGCTTATATTGTTTAAGTAATGCTATATCAGTGTTATAACGATCTATAACAAAAGCATAAGCATAAAGTTTCTCACCGAGTTCCTCTTCACTAATCGCAAGTTCCTCAGCACCACTTTCTCCTATATCTCCACCATTCTCGGCAGCATATTCTAATATCCTATCAATATTAGCTTGTATTTCAAACAGATTCATCGAAATTTAATTCAGTTTGGTAATGACTATAATCTTCAATCTCTTTAAAACGAACAACAATATCCTTAACATATAACTCATTAACAGGATAAATCTTATATACTTGCCCAAGAGCTTCATAAACTAAAAGTTCAGTTTTAGACAAACGTTTGTTATAAGATAAAGGATAATTGAAATCAGTTATATGAAACACAATGTTAGGTTCACCAAAATGTTTAATATATGTATTAAGTGCTATAAATGCAGGTAATTTAGTCACTTGTACTTTCACTTTCTCCACCATGATCTGAATCAGTAATAGCTTTTTGAGAAGTTCTAATTACATCAAGATGATCTTTACATTGTTGCATAGTAATGTGCATATTCGGATGTGCTTTACCATACTTATCATAAAGACGCTTATCAATGATGTTATCCCACTCTTTATTAAAGCCAGTATAATACATTTCACTCTTAACACCTAAGAACAAATACTCACGTGCATCTTGAGCAGGTAAATCAAGTTCATCTTTAGCTTCATTATAAAAGATCTCATCCATAATACAGCATCTGATATAATGATATGCTCGCTTATTTGCAATATTAGTATCATTTTGATACAAGCAAAAAGCAATATCTTCAAGATCATAAAGACGTTGAATCTTATCTTCATTCTTTTCAATGGCTTCAACATCTTTAAGAAATCTCTTAAAACAAGCGTTAAAAGTCGAATCTTCAATCCAATGAGGAAGACAAAAAGAAATACCATCAAATCTACCTTCATTAGAGTAATCACACCAACGAGTAGATTCAACTGCATCTGATTGAACACGTTCACGTACAAGTTCATCAACAACACTCCTAAGAGTAGTTATATATGCACTCATACGGGCAAAAGGATGATCGAATTTCGGAACAAACCAAGCAACACCATGAGCTTTCCAAATCTCATCACCTTCCATAGTAGAAGTCTGAATAAGAGCTTTAGCTAATTCAGGACTTTCATTATATACAACACGAAGATTAGTGTAAATATAATAGAAATGAGAATC